GAGCAATCAGCAATGAGGGCAGTTGAACTAGCAAAGAAGTTAGAAAATGAATCTATCTGATATTGCGATTCTAATTGGTTATGTAGGTATCTATGACCTTCGAGTTCAGGTTGATGAATTGAAAGTTCGCGCATGGGCTGAATCTTTAGATGATGACATACCGTTAGAAGTAGCGAAGAAAATTGTTTCTGCCCATTATGCTAATCACGACTCAGCAATCAATCCTTCTCATATCAATCGAGAATGGAGATACCGAAAGAGTTCAGAGCGTGAGCGCGAACGCGGACGATTGATTTCTTTGGAGATTGAATCAGCGGGTCAGAGAAAGGCTCCTCCTGAAGTAGCCGAAAAATATCTCAATGAGATTCGGCAGATTTTGGCGAAAGGAAAAGATGCTCCGTTGGAAAGTGATAATGAACAGGTGGCATCTGACCTATGAGGATATTGCGGTTTGTCGATTGGTACAGCAGATGGCGGTTCAAACGAACTCAGCGATATGCCCTGCTTGCTTGGACGCCATCGCGGATGAAAGACTCCAATGGCAAAACCTAAACCTAATCGAGTTTCTGATGAAACGAGATGGCTAGTTCTTGCTCGGGCTAATTATCGTTGCGAGCGTTGCGCTACTGATTTTCTTGGAACTCCTGTTTCAGTTCATCACAGACGCCCCCGAATGATGGGTGGCTCGAAAGATGAATTGCTTCATCAACCAGCAAACCTAATTGTTCTTTGCGGAACTGGAATTAGCGGATGTCATGGATGGGTCGAATCCAATCGAGCCAAAGCCCGTGAACTCGGCTACCTAATTCAAAAGGTTGAGTCGGCAGAAGAGATTCCTTTTCAGGATAATGTCAATGTGTGGTGGAAGTTAGATAACTACGGACAAAAAACGCAATTTGACATGAAGTGGACATTGCCTCATGTTTAGAACATGGAAGAATGTTTTTGCCGTATCGATGAGACCGAGCAGACGATTTACACGCTTGAGTTCAATCAGCGACCTTGGACAACCAATGCGGAGCGAGCGGGTAATCGTTGGGAACGAGCCAAACTTACAAAAGAGTGGAGACTCGGTTTTCAACTATTGGCGAAATCTGAGAGAATACCGCCGATGGCATGGATTACCGTCACAGTTGAACCGCACCAAAAAGGCGGGAGACTCCAAGATGTAGGCGCTTGTAATCCAGCAGTCAAAGCGGCGATTGATGGACTCGTTGATGCGGGAATACTTCCTGATGATTCTCCTGAGTATGTGAAGTCGTTGGTTTATCTGCCACCGAAAAAAGATAAAAATTCTTTAGTGCTTTACATACGAGGAGTTAGGAAAGAGAGGAACTTTTGAACTGGGAAATTATTTGGACAGTCGCAGGTGTCCTAGGAGTTATGGTTTTCTTTGCGCCATTCTTCTTGGCTATTGCGATTGCTTTTGAAAAGAGTCGAGCCAAAATCCATTTAGAGTTTGTGGCTACGGCAAACACGATTGAGAAAAAAGTAAAGTTCGACGAATCACTCGAACGCTTGTTCGAAGAAGGAGAGACGCTATGAGTACGGTCATGGAAGCAACTGAGTTAGACGGTAAGGGTCTTGATGAAGTCAAATTGCTGACTGATGCCATTCGCACTCACCAAGTTCAGATTCAGGATTTAGGAAAGAGACGCAAACAGTTGATTCTTCGACTGCGTAAACAACGCATCACTTACCGAGAGATTGCTGAAGCAATGGGAGTATCCGAGCAGTTGATTTACAAAATCATCCGCAATGAAATTCCACGCACTCCCGAATATGATGCTGACGGAAACATAATCCGTAGACGAGGACGACCAGCGAAACCAGTTATCTAATGAAGTTCATTGAACTTTTTGCTGGAATTGGAGCCTTTCGACTTGGACTTGAAAGAACAGGTCATGAGTGCGTTTGGGCTAACGAATGGCTAGAGAGACCGAGGAAAATTTATGCCCGAAATTTCGGAGAACAACCTGACGGAAGAGATATTAGAGATGTTTCCGCTGGAGACATTCCTGATGCCGACCTCCTCGTTGGAGGATTCCCTTGTGCGACTTTTTCAGTTGCGGGAAAGCGAACTGGATTCTCTTTGGATGACACCCGAGGGACACTCGCTTTTGAAATGTTTAGACTCGCTCACGAAAAATCAATACCGTATATCCTCTTTGAGAATGTCAAAGGACTCCTCAACCACGACGGAGGAAGAACCTTCGAAATCATCCTCGAAGTCTTGGATGGCTTGGGGTATGACTGTCAATGGGAATTGCTTGACAGCCAAAATTTCGGAGTCCCGCAACACCGAGAAAGGGTATTCCTTATCGGACATCTTAGAGGAAAACCCCGACCAAAAGTATTTCCTATCGGAGCAACAAGTGGAAGCAATGCTCAGTCGAACTCGAAAGAACGAGAAGGAAGGCAGGGGTTTTTCTCCCACATTTCTCCGACCCTTGACGCCCACTACTACAAAGGAGGAAACTCCCGACAATATGTAGTCGAGCAGTTCATTCGACGCGAAAACAGTTTTAGAACTTTTGAGAATGTCGCTCCAACACTTCTCGCTCACATGGGAACTGGCGGTAACAATGTTCCCTTCGTGAGACCAGTTTTAGATGTTGCCCGAGTAAACAAGAAACCAAACGGACGACTCATCAAAGATGATGGAGACCCGATGTACACAATTACAGCGCAAGACCGACACGGAGTTCTTACAGGCGACGATGAAGGTTTTGCTTTGAGAAAACTAACACCCTTGGAGTGTGAACGCCTTCAAGGTTTACCTGATGGATGGACGGAGTTTTACGATGATGGACGACGAGTTTCAGATTCCGAAAGATACGAGCGGTGCGGGAGAACCATCACTATCCCAGTCGTGGAAGCGATTGGTAGAAGGCTTCATGAGTTCTACTGAACCATTCTCATTCGACACAATTCAAAACTTTGATGAGCATATCGCGCAATCAATCCCGAACTATCACACGCTAACTGAAGCAATTTGTGATTTGAGTACATACTTCATGACTGAAGATACTCAGGTGATTGACTTAGGTTGTTCAACTGGAAAACTTCTTGAGCGCCTTCCACACCGAGGTAAGAAAATCGGAATTGATATAGCCGACAATCTTTTGCCTGAGTCCCATGACCAAACGATTTATGTTCGCAAAGACCTTCGAGCCTTCAATGGTTTTGGTAAGTCCAGTTTGATTCTCTCACTCTTCACTCTTCAGTTCATTCCGTATGAGGATAGACCAAACATTCTGAGCCTTATCTATGAATCTCTAGTTGAGGGTGGGGCTTTTATATGGGCTGAGAAAGTTCGAGAAGAATCAGGCGAACTCGAGCAGGTTATCCATGGCGCTCACTACGACTTCAAGCGCAAAGCCTTTACTGCTGAACAGATACTCAATAAAGAGCGCGACCTTCGCCCGATGATGAAAGTGAACTCATCCATGCGAAATCAGATATTGGCAGAGAACGCAGGATTCACAGTAGGCACAATGTTTTGGAAGTTCTACAATTTTGAGGCTTGGTTGTATATCAAATGAAAGCGAAGATAAAAGTTGGACAAGTTGCTTCAGTTCCTATTTCATCCCTTGAGGCGTACCCGACAAATCCTCGTCGTGGCGATATTGAAGCGATTGCTCAATCTCTCAAAGCCCATGGGCAGTACAGACCGATTGTTGTTCAGTATGGCTCGAACTTTATCCTCGCGGGGAATCACACATACAAAGCGGCGAGGAAACTTGGCTGGAAGAAAATCAAAGTCACCTATGTCGATGTAGATGAGGAGAGCGCTCGCAAGATTGTCTTGGCTGACAATCGAATGACCGACCTCGCTTCATACAACGAACCACTTTTGAAAAATCTTTTGACGGCTCTACCTGAACTCGAAGGTACGGGCTTTACTCAATCTGAGGTTGATACTTTAGATAGGCTCATGACTGGCAAGGATAAAGACCCTATAAGCGATTCTAAGCCTTTACCTAGTGACCCTGAAGTAAAGGTTAGCGCTTGGAAGTTTACGGTTGAACTCGAGGCATACAAGGCTTGGAAGGAGCAGTTATACACCGAGGCTCCGACAAAGCAAAAAGCCATCAAAGCAATCAAAACCCGATTGGGATTACCTGAACGCAAACCAGTTGAACCTCAACCTCACCTTGAGCGTTCTGATTCAAACCCCGAGGACATAGAGACAGTTCCAATCAATGAGGTCAAAGTTCATCCTCTGAACCCGCGTGAGGGCGATGTAGGAGCAATCATCACATCCCTAGAGGTAATGGGTCAGTACCGACCTATCGTGGTCAATAAACGCACCAAGCACATTCTTTCGGGAAACCATACCTATCAAGGAGCAGTCCAGTTGGGATGGGAAAAGGTGGCAGTTCATTGGGTCGATGTCGATGATGTCGAGGAGATAAAGATTCTGATTGTGGACAATCGAACAAGCGACTTGGCAACCTATGACCCGCAGGAACTCAATAAACTTTTGACCTCAACAGGATTGAAGGGAACAGGATTTACCGCTGAAGAAGTTTCAGAGATTCTCTCGGGTGGAAAATCCAAGCCTGGGCATATCCCCGTTGGTCGAACAACAATTCGAGTGGGCGAACATTCAATGAGAGTTCATACCGAGGATTTGAATGAGTGGGCTAATTCAATCTATGGCTGGAAAGATGTTGCTGAGTTATTATTTATCCCTATTGAATCTTGTACGGTGGAGGATAAAGAATGAAACTACTCGGGTTAGAAATCAAAAGAGTTGAGGATGAAAGTCCGATGGTTCAAGTTCCGTGCTTTCATTGCGCTCGCATTATCACAATGAGAAAAGAGAATGTTCGAACTGTGAATTATTGTTCGAGTTGCTAGGAGTAGAATAAACTCATGGAGAAAAAGATAGGACGATATTGGTTCGCTTGGGGACGCAACAGCGGATTTGCGCTTGGCTTCTCAATCGATAAATACCATTGGACTATTGACTTAGGATTTTGGTACATAGGGCAGGAGTTCTAGTGACAACCGCAGTAGTAAAGAAGAAGAGCGCTAAACCCAAGGGCAGACCCAAGGGGACAACCGTTCTACTCGATGACACTAGACGCGATGAACTTATCAATCTGATTGTTCTTGGTGTTCCAGTTAGCAAGGCAGTAGGCATGGTCAATCTTGCTGAGTCCACTTTCTATCATTGGATGAGCCGAGGAATGACAGAGCGGGATAGATTGGCGACGATTCCTGATGCCAAACCTAAACCCGAGGAGAAAATATATTTGAATTTTTTAGAGTCTTTGACGCGGGCGAGAAACGAAGCAATCGCTAAAAAGGTCGCAGTTATCTCAAGTGCGGCGAGTCAAGGCGATTGGAAAGCATCGGCTTGGTGGCTTGAGCGTCAGGTGCCTGAAGAGTTCGGGCGCATTGATAAGCAAGAGGTTCTAAGCCATTCTGTGTCAGAGGTTCGAGTTACAGTCACCATGGGAGAACTTCAAGAGAAAATAGCCAAGGTTCTCGAATCACGCAAAACAAGAAGCGCCTAACTTATGAGCGAGAGACTTCTCGATAAGTTCCTCGAAAGTGATTCCATCAAACAAGCCGAGTTGCTTGCGATGCTCACACCTGAAGAGCGTCATGCCTTATCGGTCATGCTTGATGCCGAGTTAGAAAATCCGTGGGCGAGATGGCAAGGCGACCCAGTTGGATTTGTTGAAGAAGGATTAGGCGAGACTCTTTGGAGTAAACAAAAAGAGATTCTCAATTCGTTATTAGTAAATAAAAGAACAGTAGTTCCAGCCTGTCACGCGCCTGGGAAATCTCACCTAGCGGCGCGAGCAGTTGCGTGGTGGTTATCAACGCATCCAGCGGGAACAGCGGTAGCAATTACAACAGCGACCACACACCGACAGGTGAGAAACATTATGTGGCCGCATATTCGAAGAGTTCATGCTAAACACAATCTGCCTGGGGAAGCCGATACGGTTCAATGGAAAATCAATGGCACCGTAGTTGGATACGGATTTAGTCCAAGCGCTCATGATGAAACAGCGGTTCAGGGTATCCACGCTCCAAACCTTTTAGTTGTTGTTGATGAGGCTGGAGGTTTATCGGACACAATCGGTGGCGCACTTGAATCTCTCATGACGGGTGGAAATACCAAACTCCTTGTACTTGGAAACCCGCCAACAGATACAGAACAAACTTGGTTCGAAAGAATATGTTCGAGTCCGCTATACAACATCATTCCAATTAGCGCCTATGACACTCCAAACTTTACGGGTGAGGCTACGGGCAGATGTCGCTCATGTCCTGATTACATAGAAGCCCACGAAGTCAAGACTCACCTCGTTGATAAGACTTGGGTAGATGATGTCATTTCTGAATTCGGTGAGGATTCGCCATTCGTT